NATTGTCAGAACACCATCAAAAAGGACAGGAGAAGAAAGTATGTCTGCAAAGGATAACCGCAGGGATAGAATGAAATGGTGTCATAAATGCCAAAAGAACATTTGGCATGAGATGTTTCCAGATGGAAAATGTTGTAGAAATTGCGGGAGTTTGACTGTATTATGAAAAACAAACCCAGGGGTGGTGTTTGTGATAAAATGTAAGATGAAGATATATTTGGATGGAAGGTGTCATAGATATTGTGATTATTTTTGTAAAAAATGTGGCTTATGCACCCAAGATTATAAGGAAGTAGTTTATGGGAAATCAAAATAACCGCACCAATGAAGAGAAGCCAAGTTGGGATGATAATCCCTGTGGTTTTTGTCAAGCTGGAATGTGTGATGAATGTGATTGTAACGATTGCACTTGTCGGGCTAATGGACATGATAGGAGTGAAACATGACTGAAAACAAACGCACTGTTGAGGATTTGAAAGATATGATTAATGAGAATCCTGTAGTTCAGGCATCAGTTCAACAGTGTGTAGATGCATTGAAAGCATTTGGGAAACCACAGGACGAGGCTATTGATATTGTCGGGGACATTTTCAAAGAGTTTGAAAGCGAATTAAGGAAGTGGTTGAATGAAACACAAACCCACGCTTGAACGACAACGTTGTATGGTATGCGGTGCGTTCTGGACACCCAACGATACTTGTGGGTGTCGTAAAAGGATAATGCTTTCAAGAGAAGAACTTGAGGAGTGGTTAGGATGGTAGAAGACAAACCCACGGAACTTTGTAGTAGTTGCGGAAAGGTGCTGAAAGACATTGCAATAGACAAGGGAAAGGAAACCATTTGTCCTGAGTGTTTCAGTAAACACAACCCCACGTATGAATGGAAATTGGAACAGTGGGCAAAACGAGAGCATGAAGCGTATATAGGGTGGAGATTGTATGGAGAGATTTGATAACTCCAGGAATAAAGACCCGATTGTTGAAAAAGAAGATGAATGGGAAATAGCCGTATGTGAAAAGTGTCACAAGTTGAGGGCATACCCAGTTATGCAATGGTGCTCATGCATCAAAGCAAAAACTATGTTCAAAATGATAAAGACCGTTGCGAGAGGACGGAAAAGGGTTCTCTGTAAAATAGACCAGAAAGAACACTACGATGAAAGATGTGAAGGTTGTATCTATTATGAGGAGTGTTTACATGAAAAATAAAAACAAACCCACGGAAATTGAAGAGCTGGTTGCAGAGAAAGAAAGACATGAGAAAGTCAGATTAATCCCAAGGAAGGATTTGATAAATGCAATAATCCTTCTTGTTGATGAATTAAGGAAGTGCAAGAATGCCAAAAAATAAAAATTTATGTATGTTTGAAAGCCCATTTGAAAAATATTGGTGGACAAAGAACAGATGCAAGATTGTGATAATATGAAATACAAACTCAAGGTTCTTGACCTCGGATGCAGTTGTTATCCCAAGCCAGACGCAACCCATAAGGTCGACATAACGGGAGGAAACGGAATCATGCCCATAGACCTGAATAAATGGCCATATCCGTTCAAGGATAGATACTTCGATAAGATTTACGCCGACAACATATTCGAGCATCTCGGACTGAAGCTGTTCAGTTTTATCACCGAATGCCACAGGATGCTAAAACCAGACGGAATATTGGTACTCAAGATGCCCAACGCATACTTCATATTGAAGAGACTGTCATTCTTATTCAGAAAGAAACTGCCGTCATATTTCCCGCAACATCTGCAATATCCGAGGCCCAGTTACGTAAAGGAAACCCTTGAATTCATAGGCTTCGAGGCAAAAGGAAACCCAAGCGACTCGCTAGCAAGGGAAATAAACTTCACAGGGAGAAGAAGGGAATGAATAAGATTTTTGATTGGATATTAGGTATAATCACCATCGGATTACTCATGTTATTGTTGAGCATTCCTTGGGGAGCATTAGAAGCTGGAAGAACTGAGAGGGCAGAGAAAAGGTATGTCCCATTTTGTGAGTCATTGGGATTGGAATATTACGAAGGTCAGGCATTTTACAAAAGCGTAACCATTGGCAGAAGTTTGGTTGATAAGTGTGTTGGCAATTATATGGGATATTACATATCATGCCCTATTCGTCCGAATTACAGTTATAGTCATGAGGTTTATTTTTATTACCTTTATGATTTCAACTGTGGGGAGTGTAACGCAGAAATTTTAGATTCCGGCGTCATATGCGAAGTGGCATGGAAAGAGCTTTCAAACACGACAAGGCATAAGGAATATATTAAATCACTGATAGGTGAAGAGGATGAATAAATACGGAATACTGCTAATCTTGCCATTGATATTTGTCATATTGTCATGTTTAGTCGGTTTTACTTATGATTCAATCAGAGTGGGATTCTTCCAGTCAGGATATTCAGATTCCGTTGTTGTCTGGACACTGATAGCTTTCACGATAATGTTCATTTGCGGGGTAATGTTTATGTTCGGTGATAAAAATGAACCTAAAAGATAGAATCACTTCATTGGAGAAGAGAACGGTAGCCCTTGAAGCGGCCAAGACAAAGCAAGACAAACAAGTGAACAGTTATTTAAAAGACCTAAAACTCAGGCACGAGAAGATACTGGAAGCAAAAAAGAAAGGAGAATCAGTAGCCGATTTAATATGAAATGGAAAGAAAGAATACCGCCCTGGTGCTGGAGCCGCGGTTACGTCAAGTACGGAGCAGTCCTGTTCGTATGCGGGATGTTAGCCGAATGGTTCGAGATGTACATGGCCATCTTATTGGGAGCGGTAATGATACCACTGATATGGCTCTGCATGCTACCGATATTCCATACCATGAGACCAAATCTGATGAGGGGGTTCAGACCATGCAAAGACTGCCCGATAAAAAATGGCAAACGACAATGTTAATCCCAATAAACGGAGAAAGAAACATGCTACAAAAAACACTGGACTATATAATAGCACCGCTGATGGCGCTTTTCCTGTTGTTTGCGGCGTGCCTGATGGTTTTACAAAGTCGGAGGTCAAATGACAGAAAGTAAACACATATTCGTAAGAAAATATCTAAAAGGATTAGACGGAGCTTTCACATTAAATTGCGAGAACTGCGGAATAGATATTTCAAAAGAGAGTGAGAAATGCTATCCAAAAAAGAAAAAGAAAATATAGACAAACCTAGGAATTTCATAGAGGAAGAGTTTAGGAAGAACAGAATATTACGGTTAGCGTTCTGGTATTTTGTTGATGAACACAAGTTAACTCAGGAAGAAGTATACAGTGCCGCAATGACCGATTGGGATAAGTTTTGGTTGACAATTCGTTCATGTTGGAATCGTTTCATAGATTTGAGGCGACTACGATGAAAGAAATATTAAAAGAAAGGAAGGGGAACCACCTTCTTGCGATAGATGATTCCCCTAATATCTTCCCTCTTAATGCGCTTCTTCTGCCCAGTGAACTGCCCCCTAATCTTGTAAGGCGACAAAACAACAGTAATCCACTTCCCGCGAATCCTGATTATCTTGCCGAGCCGAAAGCCACACAAATGAAACTGAACAAACCTTCCCACTTTGAGTTCCATAACCGCCTCCTCATTGATAATTGACTTTAAAACTTATTACCTTGCTATCGCTTTTATGGAAAGCCATTCCAAAAACCACCACCAGCCAAGCCCAAAACGGAAAAACCGCTATCCAGAAGCGCTAAAAATAGTCAATCCCAAAACAAAATCCCCTATCAAACGGAAAATCTTTCCAAGTTAACCGCTATCGATTTCAAAACCATAAACTATTTAAATACCAACACTAAACAAGAGAATTAGGGAGGCGAAAAATGTCCTCTAAAGTCCAAAAGAGAAAACGGGGAACAGGAAGTACGAAGAAAGCGCGGATGGATTCCAGAAGAGCCAAAGTAAAAAGACTGCTCATAGAGGGAATAACACACGGGGAGATAGCCAAGGTACTCAAAGTAAATGAAAAGACAATAAGAAGAGACATAGAGACGATAAAAGACGAACTGATGAAGGACTACAAGAAGTCGTTCACGACCATACTTACCGAGTTCGCCCTGCGCACAGAGAACGTCTACAGGGAGCTAAATGAAAGGTACAAGGACGCCGTGAGCCAAGGAGATAACAAGTCGGCCATAAAGTCGTTGAAGGTACTTTTAGACCAGTTACAGCAAAAGGTGACTATATTGCAGTCGTTGGGAGTAACACCAAAAGCGCCGGAACAATTGGTGACGAAGGTAGAGGTGTCATGGAAAGGCTCAAAGTAACCAAAGAACCAACTATACCCTATTAATAGATACTGTTGGTTATGCCAAGATAAAATTACGACAGCTTTCGGGGCAGGGGATACGACAGATGACGAAAATGAAACTGGAACTGGACTACGAGCCATACAGCAAACAATTGGAATTCCACAACTCCCCAAAGAAATTCAAGGCGTTCGTGGCCGGACTAGGTTCAGGCAAGACTATGGCTGGTTCGGTGGAAGCCATCAAAACGATGATTGAATGTCCTGGCTCATTCGGCGCGATACTGGCCCCGACTTTCCCCATGCTCAGGGACTCGACTATAAGGACATTCCTCCAATTGCTGCCGCAATCCCTGATAAAGAACTATGGCCGAATGGAGCAGAAGATAATACTGATAAACGGCTCAGAGGTGATATTCCGCCCGTGCGACGACCCGACCACGATAGACCGTATACGAAACATAAACCTGGGCTGGTGGTGGATTGATGAAGGTTCCTTGGTCCCGGAGTACGCATTCAAGGTTCTCGTGGGAAGGTTGAGGAACAAGACAGGCCCGCTCAAAGGCTGGGTAACTACCACGCCAAAAGGATTCAACTGGATATGGGAGCGCTGGGAAAAGGAAAAGAACCCCAATTACCACCTAGTACGCGCGGCTACGACGGAAAACCCATACCTGCCGGAAGACTACGTAAAGACGATGAAGCGCGAATACACAGGCGTATTCGCCAAGCAGGAGATATACGGGGAGTTCGTAGGGTACGAGGGAGTAGTATACCCGGAGTTCAACAGGCTTACTCATGTAATCGATGCAGCCAAGATAAAATTCAGCGAGATAATAGCCGGAGTGGATTTCGGTTTCACAAACCCAAGCGCGATAGCCATAATAGGCTTCGACTATGACGGGAGAGCATATGTAATCAGGGAGTTCTACCAGACCCACATCACGGATACAGAGCTGGCCAAGTGGTCAAAGGAGAACCTAAAGGAAGTGAGAAGGTTCATAGCAGACTCGGCCAACCCGTCCGGGATACAGGAGTTCAAGAACATGAACATGAACTGCAAAGGTGTCGTGAAGCAGTCCGGTGAAAAGGAAAAGAGCTTCGTAGAGGCGGGCATAAAGAGGATAGCATCACGCCTGCAGTCCGCAGACGACGGAAGGCCGCGCCTGTTCGTGGACAAAAGCTGCGTCAACACGATAATGGAGTTCGAGAACTACAGGTACCCGGAAACAAAAGAGGAGCATCCGATGAAAGAGCTTCCCCTGAAGATACACGACCATCTGATGGACGCCATAAGATACGCCTTGGAGGAGAAGCGCCATAAGTTCGTCATGGCATTCGCATGAATATTTAAATGTTACTATCAAAAGGTGAATAATGAAAGAACTGAAAATACTCTATTACAGGTCGGTGATGAAAAAGAACCATATAACTTGGTGGTTCGAGGACAGATTCTTATATGTCAGGGACAGCTATTTCAGGTTGTCATGTTGGCTTTGTCATGTTGGCTGGACGACCAGTACTGGAGAATCCTATGCAAATACATATCGAAGAGGAAGCCGTAAGCCTATTGGAGAAATACTGCAAATACCGGCCAGGCAAGCCGCAATACATAGTCGAATCCGCATTAAGGCCTTGGTACGCTCTGGGCGCAAAGATGTGGCTCAAGTATCCCAATGCCGTTCCATTGTTGCCAAAAGTGCCAGAATCGAAAACCACTGGAATAAGCATAGCCAAAGACCATGCCAAATCATTTCTCGGAACACTTGATAAATTAAACAAGAAACTCAACCTGGAAATCAACCCGGTCTGCTTGGCTAGCTGGCTGGTTAAAATATACTGCAAGGGCTGGATAACGAAGATGACCAAAGATTACAAGCACGACTTCGGCAAATTCAAAAGGACATAATATGAAGGGATATCCAGATTACAATGTATACACACACAAGCAAGCCCAGAAAGCCAAATGGCAACAAAAGGGCATAGTCTTCATGGTCAGGCAGGACTTGGTCCTCAACATGCTCGGCCCAACCAAAAACAAAAGGATACTCGATTTCGGTTCTGGTGTAGGTACATTGCTCAATATCATTTCCCAGGACAATACAACTATATGCCACGGCCTCGACATGACCCCGTTCTGTATAGAGCTTGCCAAAAAAGGCGCCAGAAACAACGCAAAGTACTTCTTGGGAGATGAAAAGAAGAACAACCTGCCAAACGATTACGACGCAATAATATGCACCGAAGTCCTGGAGCACATAGAGCATGAAGATGATGTCATCCAATTCTTCAGAGAAAAACTAAAGAGAAACGGCGCCGTGATAGTGACAGTTCCATCGGAGAAAAGTCAGCTAAAAGTCCCCAACCATTACAGGATATATACCAAGAACTCCCTGCGCAAGCTGTTCGAGAGCAACGGCTTCGAGACACAGTCCATGCAGTACTATGGTTTTCCCATGCTCAAGGCACTGATAACAATCTACACCAACCTATTTTTCAGGAACTGGGAGACAAAACCAGATTTACTAAGCGCGGGATGCTTTGAGGATAGGGGTTTAAACCTATACAATAAAATGCTTCCGATAATGAAACAAGTCCTCAAGATTGACAAGTTATTTGGCTATTTAGGATTGGGAACCGGGTTAGCTGGCAAGTTCACTAAGCTTTAAATATAAGTCATTCCAACAATCAATCACGAATTGGAAGAAACGTTCATACTTATGCCAGTAGCACAAAACGTCTTGGCCAAGATAACATCGGCGCTGGGATTGCAAAACACGAGATTCGCAGTAGACAGGACAGTGGATGTAAACAAGAGCATATACAAGGCTGTCATTCCCAAATTTCTATACAAGCCGCCATTCGGCTACCCCCGTTTCATCGACATACCAGAACAAAGAAGACTGGCTGCAACCCCTTTCGTCGAGATGTGCATATCCACAATCATAGACGAGATAATGGCAGTCGAATGGAATATAGTTCCAAAAGAGGATAACGAGCCAGGCGAAAGCACCGGCTCAAGCGAGGAACACTGCAAATCGGTGAAGGAATTCTTCGACAACCCAAACATCAACAAGGAGTCGTTCGGTTCCCAGCTGAAAAAAATAATAAGGGATATCCTGACGATAGACTCCGGCGTGTGGGTGAAAGTCTTTGATATAGCTGGTCAGATGAGGGAACTCTATGTGAGGGACGGCGGCACGTTCACCATAAACGTCGATATATTCGGAACGTTCCAGAACAAGGTCGACATAATCACGGCCGACTTCGCCGGCACATGGAACAACCCGGATTTCTGGACAAGCACCGGCCAGCCAAGACAGCAAGCCATGATGACGCTGAACCAGGTGGCCGAGCAAGCGGCCTATTTCCAGTACGGATGGATAACCGGCGCTAGACCGATGCCGTTCGGCAGGAGGGAAATAGTATACATCCAAAGGAACCCCAGACCGGATTCCATATACGGCAGAAGCCCGGTTGAAATCTGCCTTGACACGGTGCAGATGCTCGTCTACGGCATAGACCACAATTTAGAATACTACACCGACAACAACATACCCAAGGGAGTATTCCAGCTGATTGGCGCGAACGAGCCGGACATAAGATTGTTCTCAGAGAAATGGAGGGAAGCCACAAGGATAAAAAATGAAGTGGGAGATTACAGGAAGAGATTCTACCACATGCCTGTCATAAATCAGGAAGGAAAGTTCGAGAGGATTGGTTTCTCAAATGCAGAGTTGGAACTCATAAGCCAGTCCCAGTGGTTCTCAAAAGTGTTGTGGGCCTGCTTCGGAGTCACACCTTCTGAGCTTGGTTTTACCGAGTCAAGCAACAGGGCCACAGAGGTCATTCAGAGCAGAGTCTTCAGACGGAAAGCCATACGGCCTATCTTGAAGCTGCTCGAATACCACATAAACACTGAGATAATCCCTGAGTTCGAGAACGGCGTGGTAATCAACGCCGGAATGAAAGACGAGGATGTTGTCTCAGGCATAGACGATGTCAAGTTCCAGTTCGACATGTACGACATCAACGAGGACCTTCAAAAGCACGAGCTGTACCAGCTACAGATAAGAAACAAACTGAGAACACCAAACGAGATAAGGGAAGAACAAGGCTTAGAACCAGTCGAGGGCGGAGATAAACTAGGCGGGACACAACCAAGCCCATTCGGAGGATTCGGGAGATTCGGAAGGTTCGGCGAAGAACAAGAAGAAACGGAAAAGGAGACAGAAAAGAAAGCCATAGAGACAAAGCCATTCGGAAAGTATGCGGATTTCGATGCGTGCGTGAGAGCCAACAAGGGCAAGAAGAACCCAAAAGCGTACTGCGCCTCCCTGCATAAGAAGATAACAGGAAAATGGCCCAGACAAAAAGCATTCAACATAACAAGCCCGCTGATTATGGGAGAGTTCGAAGTGCCCGCGATAGACAAGATACTAAAGAAGCTGTTCAAATTCCAGGAGAAACAGATAAAGGAGAGATTGAAACTGTTCGCCGCCGAGGACAAACTGAAAGAAATCAAGGCGCTGGACCAAGACACGATACAGGAGTTAAAGAACATAATCAATCTGGAAACAGTGGAAGAACCCGTGCGGAAAGCCATTGAGGAAGCCTACCTCAAATCACTGGACAGCATAGAAGTGGATTTCGACATGAACTTCATACCCAACAGGAACACCATGAACTTCATCGAGAGGCGCGCATTGGACTATGTCAGGGATTTAGGAGAAGAGATAAAATCAAAGCTGAGAAAGGAACTAGAAACCGGCCTGATACAGGGAGAGAGCATACCGAAGCTGAAATCTAGGATAACCAAGATATTCGACGTGGCTGAGACCAGGGCAAACACCATAGCCAGGACCGAGATAGCGCTAGCAGAAAACGCCGGGAAGCTGGAAGGATACATGCAGTCAGGAATGAAAGGAAAAGTGGAATGGGTAGCCAAGCTGGATGGAAGGACATCAGAGATATGCAGGCATCTGAACGGCGAGGAACAGCCAATCGGTAACAAGTTCAATTACAAGGACTGGGAAGGGTTCAGCCCGCCCGCGCATCCTAATTGCCGGTCGAGATTAGTATTCAGGCCCGATTAACATGATAATAATCGATGTAGATTTTAACACATTGAGAAGCTTGAGAGTAGACACGACACACAGATTCTTCTATATCAACAGGACACAGACCATAGAGATATACTCGCTGTTCAATAACGTACTCTTCAGATTCATTCATCCAAAGACAGGCGACGAGAACGACCTGCTGTGGATATCAACAAACCTGAAAGACGCCATCCCGGTAATGAACATAACCAAGCCGAACGAGGAGCAATGGCGAACAGCATATGACCAGCTATACGCCGAAATCATAAGAATAAGGGAACTGATAGAAGAAAAGAAGTAGGCGCGTGTACTCCGATAACCGTCTACTATAAAACAATCAAAATCAAGGAGGTGTTAAGAATTGGCAATACCAGACGCAAGACAGCAAAGGGAATACGACAAGTTCGTGGAAGTCGGAACCGGAACAGGTCTGTCAGTGCCTACAAGTGCGACTGCGATAAGAAGTCAGCTTTATGGAGTTACCGTAGGCGGGACTGGACTTCCAATGAAGGTTATTGATGATGGTTCAGGACTAGGCAAAGTGTCTGTTCAGACCGAATAGACAAGCCATTTAGTCGTGGACAAGACAGGATTAGTAGAAGTTTTAGCATTTAATGATTTGTCCGACATGCCTGGGGGAGCCATAACTGTTGGAGCCATAACAGCTGATTCTCTGGATGCGGGAAGCGGTGCCATAACAACCACAGGCAGCATTGGAATAGGCGCAGACGCCTCAACGCCTGCCCGACCCCTTGATGTCGATGGGGTCATAAGGTGGAGGACTCCTGACAATATAAGCTATGCGGAGTATCTGTGGATTTCGGGCGACACGCCAGATTCCATAATGATTGCAGCAAGGAAACTATCTGGGTCTGATTATCCCGACTTTGCCATAGAGGTGGGTGGCGACAACAACATATTTAGGATAGATGCCTCAACTTTGAGAGTAGGTATAAATGTAACTACCCCTGCTGCAAAATTAGACATACTGGAAACAACAGAACAACTACGGTTGAAATATGACGCAAGCAATTATGCATCATTTACTATTGACTCTGGCGGAGACCTACTTTTAACGGCATCTGGTGGGGACATTTCTTTTGGAGATGAGAACATCACCACCACGGGCACTGTGACGGCAGACCAACTTATAGCAAAAAACGGAACCGACACAATAACAATAGACTCAACAGACGGGGCTTTGAAGTCAATCAGAACCGATTCAGGGGCGTTGTACATAAGGCCGGCGGGAACACTTGTCGGCTGGTTTGACGCGACCCAGTTCGGATTCTATGGGAACAAGGACTTCCAGTTCGGGGCTAGCGGGACATCACATTCCGCTATCAGGTACAGCGAACATCAGACAGTCGACGCGCTGATGATTAGCCTGAGTGATTTTGCAGCCAATAATCAAGGAAGATACATGATAATCTGCGACCACTCTGACCAGACGTTCGACTTCGAACACGCCAACCAGTCTACGCCGACAGTGTTCTTCCACTCGGATGCACAGTCAACGACGGAGTGGGGAAGTATAACCCACGACGGGACTGATTTCTTGTTTAACGCAGGGGCAGGAGTAGCCAATTTTAGTGCATTGGGTATCACCACCACAGGTACGGTGACATTGGCTGGCTTGACGGCGACAGCGAATCTGGACATAGGAGGCTATCTGTTCAGAAGCGCAACTATGCACGCCGACAGTACTGTAGCAGGAGCTGGAATTCTAGGAGTCGGAATCGCACCACAGGCGAATTCAGCAGCTTATGTGAATTACAACCCGACCAGCACAACAGCAAATTCCACTGTCTTATATTTTGCGGGAAATTATGCCCCTTCAGGAAATACGGCAAAACATTTAAGAGCCATTGCAGGAAGCATCGTATACAATTCCAGTAATGACTCGACAGGTTATATGACAGCCTTGAAAGCTGGGGGCTGGAAGAGAGGCTCAGGCGATTTGGCAGCCATACACACGCTGTACTTGGGAGATGCCGGGATATATGATGGAACTGGCTCCGTCACCAATGTCAATTACATCAAGATAGATGATGGAAGGATGGACGGCACTGGAGGCGCAGCGATAACGAACTTCGCCGGGATATGGATGGCTGATTTGACGAAAGGGTCGAATAACTACGGGATAGTTATATCTTCTGACACAATAGGGCTGACTCTCGGCGCTGGGCAGGATGTCACTATTAAATGGGATGGCTCTGCCACCGATTTCGGGAGTTCGCCTATCAACACAACGGGCGCAGTGACTATAACTAACAGTTATGTTTGTGCCGGAGGAACAACTTATTGCGCTTGCATCGGAGATACTGGCTCTTGTGCGGCGTGCTTCTGCGACAGTGCGAGGTGTGCGTATTTCGCCGACGGGTCCAAGGCCGGCTATTTATGCGACAGCACATATTCCGTTTGCATACTCGACGGAACTTACGGGATTTATATTGATTGTTGCATTTGTGGAACTTGCGGGATTTTCGGAGCGGATGTGAACAACTGCGGGGTTCTTGGTTGCAACGGATACTATGGTGTTTGTGGCGAGAAGGGAGCATCAGGTAATGCAGCCGGTTTTTTCTGTGATGGTTCTTCAACGTGCGTGTGTCTTATTGATGGTTCCAATGCACTCTACTCCTCTGATGGCTCTTATTACGCCTGTTTAATTACCGGTTCCAACGCAGGATGTTTCTGCGACAGCTCTTCGAACTGCGCCATCCTCGGCGACGGGACATACGCGGCATGCTTCTACGATGCGGGAAACAGTTGTTGCGTCTATATCGGCGGTGGTTCCTATGGAGTTTGTTCCTGTTGCATCATCAGGACAGATTCATGCTTTGATTGCGGAGGCAACAACGGCGTATCAGCCACATTCACCAATGGAGACGGCGAAACTGTAACAGTCAGCGGAGGGATAATAACAAACATAGCTCCACCGTGATGATTATGTATGATTTGACAGTCTGCATACCGACATTCAACGGAAGCGACACGATACAAAACGTGCTGAAAGGGCTGATGAAGCAGGGAATAAAATTAAGGGTGATAATAATGGACAATGGAAGCACAGACGGAACGCCAGAAATGCTGGAGACCGCAATAAAGAACAACTGGTACGGCGACATGCACGTCGAGCTATACAAGATGGGCAGAGCAGGAAATACCAAGCAAGAGAATATATCCATGATAAGGAAGAAGCTGGCAGAACTCGTCGACACTGAGTTGATGTTCTGGCTGGATGACGACATACTGATACCGCCTTTCACATTGAGGTTGACAATGGAGGAGATAAGGAAACATCCACAATGCGGATTGATGGCTCTTCAATACCAGTCGTTCAACCACCACCCAGCGATTGGCGCAAGCATGATGTTCACGCATTTAGCCAAGGAAGTCGAGTATACTTGTAATGGCGGACAGCCCTGCGAGTGCAACCACGTCAAAACCCAGATAGAAGGCAAAGGATTCCATGCGATGTTCATGCGCAAGATAACCGCACTGGATTTGAACTATATAGGAGGATAATATGATAGAAGTCACATTCACGATACCGAACGCAACGGTTGCCAAGAGAATAAGCGATGCATTCGTGGACAAATTCCCAAAAGACGAAGCAGACACAGACATGGAGCATTTCAAGAAGTGCATCATAAGGCATGTGAAAAGAGTAGTGGAAGAAAGAGAATTCGTGGCAGCCAGAAAGCAGATTACGATAGATACTGAAGACATTATAAGTTGAGGTGAATAGATGGAAAATTTGAAAAAGAAAAGGATTGAGCTACAACAAACCATACAAAGATTGACGCAGCAATTGCAGGCAATGCAGAACCAGACGAACCAGCTGGCTTTGAATCTGGCACAGCAACAGGGCCGTCTGGCGCAGATAAACGAGCTGATAGACGAGAACAAGAAAGAGCCAATCAACGTTGAAAAGGTAGCCGAATCCAAGGAGAAAAAATAAGCAATGAAGAAAAGGATACACATAACAGACGAATTCAAGGGAGAAATCCCAATACTATGCACGGAATACACATGCTCTGAGAGAGGTGAATACCAACGCTGCTACATGAAGATATTCAAGGACTGCGAGAGATTCCCGGATTTGAGGAAAAGGATGAAGAGATACCAATGAACGATACACACATGCCGATACTGATGGAAATAAAGGAAAGGATAGCCAAGATAGAGGAACATCTAAGAAACCAGAACAAGAGAATAGAGAAACTTGTAACGGACGTTGACAAGAACACCGGCTTCAGGAACTGGCTGAGGGGCGGGATTGCCGGTCTTGGAATCCTCTCCACGGTCGCAACAATCATAGCAATAATTTCGTATCTGTCTTGACAGGCAAGTTTATATATAGGTTAGTTCTACAATCAAGTATGGAAAAAAATTCCATATTCTTTTTCAACACAGACAAGATTGAAATTAAGGATGAAAATAACGAATCCTATGTCTTCGGATACATTTCCACGAAAGACAAAGACCTGGTCAACGACATAGTCACCGACAACTGCCTGAAATCAATGTTCCACCAGATGAAGGACAGGACAATAAAGTTCGATGTGGAGCATGAGAGCTTCAGGGGCGCGACAGACACAGAAAAAGAACTGAACAAGACACTGAACCCGATAGCCAAGGTAGACTGGTTCGGCCTCGATGCCAACGGGCTAATGGTAAAAGCCATACTCAACAGGCATCACCCCAGGTTCAACGAGGTCAAAGGCTCGCTGGATGACGGGTTCCTGGACGGGTTCAGCATAGCCTACATCCCGACGAAATCAAACATGGAAGATTTCAATGGCGAATCAATAAGGAAGCTCGAAGACCTTAGATTGCTGAACGTGGCTTTCACTGGAAACGCCATAAACGAACAGGCTAGGATAACGGAAGTTATGGCAAAGTCATTGGATTACTTGGACAAGGCCAGAAAAGTAGGAGGTTTCGAATCACCAGAACCAGGAGACTTGCCAGAGAAAGGAAAAAAGATACTGGCAGAAACTTATGCCTCAGCAAGGAAAAGAGGCATGAGCAAAGAGAGAGCATCCAAGATAGCATGGGGAGCCGTTAGAAGAGCAGGCTTCAAATCTTATGTTCCTGAGAAGGATACTAAAAACTCGGAGGTTAAGAGTATGGAAGAAGAAGACGAAAAGAAACCAGAGTCCGAGAAAGTCGAGGTCAAATCGGCCATCGAGGACCTGAAGAAAACACTCACAGTTTCTCTCAAATCAATCGAAGATAGGGTAAGCGCCCTTGAGAAAAAAGGAGAGGAAGGTGAGGAAGGCGGGGAACCGGAAAAACCAGAGAAAGAACCAGAGAAACCACCTGAAAAGGAAAACCCTGTCGAATCCGAGGTGAAGTCACTGAAGGAAAGAGTAGATAAGATTGAAAAAACACCATTATACAAATCTGTCCAAGGGGATATGAAAAAGGAGTTGGCGGGAGAGATTAAAGAGGTTCTTCCGTTGGATGCGATTTAGGAGGAGATAATAATGGATGCAAGCACAGGAGCAATAGGGAAAGGGTTCAATAGCGCATCAGCATACCAGCAAACGTTCGGATACCTCAATAACGAGACAAGATACCATGAAGGCAGGCTTGGGCCTATGCTTCAACCCACAGAAGCCAAGAGTTACCTTACGCCAGTCATGAAATCACAACAGAAGATGTTCATAGCAGGATTCAAAGCTCTCACATCCACAGCAGGCGGGGTAGGAACGGCAGGTTACGGCATGGTACCGGTCTATGTAGACCCAAGGATAGTAGACACCACCAGAAAATACACACCGCTTGTAGAGATGATTCCGAGAGTGACGAACCAGGGCAAGACAGCAGACTTCAACACCATAACGGCAAAAGGCGGAGCAATCACGGCGGTAGAAGACGCAGCGCTTACAGCATCAGACGACACTTACGCCAGAACAAGCGTAGTTCAATCGAACTTATGTACTCAGTAGGAAGAGTGACAGGTCAGGCAAGAGCGGCATACCCAAGCTACATACTTGAAGGGTTCCAGGCAACAGGCGGAGGTCTTGCAGGAACGGCTTTCAGCCCGCAGTCAGCGCCAAACGCGAAACAGCTGGAAGTCATAGTAAAAGCCAGGGCTTTGAGAGAGAAAGAGGAATCATTGATAGTGAGCGGAAGCTTATCATCGGACGCCACACAGTTCGACGGATTCACAACCCAGCAAGGCACCAATAACAAGGTGGACAAGAACACAGCGGCAGTAACCTACGACGACATCGAGACAGCACTACAATACGCAGTGGATGATTCGGGAAGGCCGAACCTGTCAGTTTGCGCGACAAGCGTGTTGGGAGACCTGAGAAAGATAATGATAGACACTTTCAACTACAGGCCGTCAGACATGACAACGCAACTGCCTTTCGGAGTATCGAGCCATCTGGTCTTAGAAACCATAGTGGGGCCAATACCAGTCTTGTTCAGCCAGTACATGAGCAACACAAGCGGTTCGAAAGAGATTTACTTCCTAGACATGAATTTCATAGAGATGAGAGTACTACAGGACATGACATATGAAGACCTAGCGAAAACCAACGACAGCGAGAAGTTCATGCTGAAGATATACGAAGCCCTAGTAGAGAAGAATGTAGCGTTCAACTCGTTTATAGGAGAGATATCCTGAAGTCTTGATTTCTTGACTTTGGATTAAAGATTAAAAGGTGAGGAAAAATGGCAGATTTAACGGCAACAGGCACGTTTGTATCACTGGTACCACATTTGGGATTCGGCAAGCTCATAGTGGAAACGCCAGCTACGGCAGATGCAGCCGATACGATAGTAATCACACTGGGAAGCTACGGCATATCAAGGCTACTTGGCGTGACGGAGCATTACCACGACACATCAGAAAGCGCAGTCCAGAACATGACTGGCGTCAACAAGTCAGCCACAGCGGTTTCAAGCGGCGTTTTGACAATAACCTTGGGTACAGGAACCGACAAAAAGCGTGTGTTCGAAATCCTAGGTAAGTAGGTGAACAAATGGTAAAACATTTTGAGGAAGTACACGCAAAGGCAAAGCAAATTACACTGGAAGAGGACATAACACTGACAGCGCCACAGATAAACTACGGTACAGGGACAGCGTTCGTAATATCAGCAGGAACAGCTTCGGGAGTCACGATATCAACGGGCACGGCTACAGAGCTAACGATGGACGGAACCAGGACTTCGCCAACGATGGTATTTGTCGGCTCGGCGACTTCGGGACAGATATTTACTGGGGCTACCCAGCAATGTTCTGGAACCGGCGGAGGCTGGCTGGAGATAGCGATAGACGGCGGAAGCAGGTTCATACAGCTGTACACAGGAACGGCCGCAGGATAGGTGACGTGAGTGGCCGATTACACTTTGACAGTGTACACAGGAACGATTAGGGTCAATGTCGGCTCGGCCTGCGAGGATTTGGAGGCTTGTTTGGAAACAGTCACCAACACGAAAACCATAAGGCTAATCGGAATAGCGCAAGTCGGGCCGGGGAAACACTTCCAAGGCTATGCCTTATATGATAGCTGATAAATATGGCTGATTACAACTTGACGGTTTACACGGGAACACCGCAGGCAAGCGTAGAGGATGCGCTGAACCTGCTGGACACGCAGCTGGCAACAGTCAACACAGGGTCAACTATAAGACTGATAGACGTGAAGGAAGTCGGGCCAGGAAAGTATTTCATCCCGGTCCTGCTCCACGACAACGACTGAGATACATGAATTTCAGGAACGACACGGACAACACCATTATGGTGGCTTTGCCAAATCTGGAGCAGCCACACGCCCCTAACTGGAAGGCCGTGGAGCCGGATTCAACGATAGACTGCCCGGAATCAATCGGCAAGGCATACGGATTGACCGAAATAAAGGCACTAAAGAGCAAGGTAGCCACGAAAACAGTCGAGACAAAGAAAATAAAGTCCAAAAAGAAGTGAGAAAATGGCATACGGAGTAACGGCTTCTGATGTACGCTTAGTGGTTGGCATTGGAAGTAGCGATGTTTCAGACGCAAACATGAGCATAATAATCACCAATGCCGAGTACGAGGTAGACAGACTGCTAAACACGACAAGCACGCCCAAAAGGGTAATCGAAAGATATGTGACACCCAATTCCCCAAGCTTCTTGATGCTCAGGAGAACCCCGGTAACAAGGGTAGCTAACATAATGGTCGGCGGAACCGGCGGAACTTGGGTCGACCCGTCAAAGACAATCCTCCGGCCAGTAACAGGACAGTTACTCCTGACAAACAGTGCGCAAAAAACCCTGTTCGACGACGATGACATAAAGGGTAACATAATAGATTATTATTACGGGAACCTTGAGGAAAGCACCACGGAGACTACTTTATCGGCAACTACAGGAACTGGCGCCGCAACCGTCATCACCGTCGCTTCGAGCAGCGGCCTCAGCGCCGATGACTATGTGAAGCTGGAAAGCTACATAGACGAAAGCGAAGAGACCACGAAAGTAATTTCGGTCGGTACGGGAACGTTTACGGCAGATTTGTCGTGGGACCACTTCTCCGGCGGGAGGGTTATCAAGATGCAGGTTCCTAACATGGTAAAGGAAATGACAAGGATAATATCTGGGATAATGACATGCCTGAACATGATAGGCTCGACATACACTTTCGCGACATCATACTCGATACCAGAGATGTCAGTCACAAAGGGAGTTCCATACCCTCACTTCGACAGGTTGCTAGCCAGTCTGGTCAAGAAGAGGGATTACATACTGATGAGATTGAGGCCGCAAAGCGTGGTCTATTGAGCAAGAGCTTAAAAATCCAAGAGGATAAGCATGGGAATAGCTGATATAGGAATTGGAACGGCAGACTTCGAAGACAATCCGTTAGCTGATTTTGGAACTGGCGTAAACTGGGTAACTGTTACTGAGACTGTAGATTTCAGGGGAAACAAGACTCTTATATTTTCTGGAACCACCAGCATAACAGCCGTATTCCACAAAAGGGACAAGACCTATGTCAGGGACAAAGAAGGCGTCAGGCAACTGGCTCCGGCTTACCTGATGCATAAGGAAAACTCAGGAATAAAAAGAGGGGACAAGATAGTAATCGGTTCTGGAACTGGTTCGGAATGGAAGATAATCAATGTGTTGGGTAGGCCAGTCGAAAGCCCGATTTACAATTTTTCAGATTTACATTTGTGGGAATGATGCCAAAGGATATGTTGCAGCAGATTGTCGAAGCCGTGGGGAAAGGCATAGCCAAGGCAGCCTTTGACATGGAGGCGCATGCAGTAAGGATTGTGCCAGTCGACACTGGCAGGTTGAGGAACAGCATAAGCGTAAAAGTGGAAGGGAATTCCATAATACTCGGAGCCAACACGGAGTACGACATACATGTGGAATACGGGACTTTTAGGACGAGGGCGCAGCCGTACATCAGGCCGGCCATTCACGCAGGGGTAAAGAAATACATTCCGCAAAGAATAAAGCAGGAGGTCAAGAAACTAGCATGAAAATCAAATTCCCTAAGTTTTCCAACATTATCCCAAGAAAGGAACGATTAAAGAAACAAGTCGAAGAAGTCGAGAAACTCAAAAAGGAAAAGCCGAAAGAAATACCAAAAGACGATGTTTACACAACAATGTTAGTGACAACGATAGATGGGGCAAACGTCATGAGGACACAGGCCAGGCCGAATTTCCCAGTCACCATCGAAATAGACAAAGAGACCTGCACAATAAAGCTCCATACGAATTTACCAATCCCACTGTCATTGAACAATGAGTACAATCTTGCCGTGATGGTCACGAAAGACCCCACCACAGCAAACGCTTTCGGCACGGTTAGCCTCGGATATTTCAGGCACAGGTGGGGATTCAACCAAGTAAGATTGATTAGCCTGAACCCCCCGACATTCATAGGATGGCGGAGGCTTTACAAGTCTGACATATTATTGGAGATGTGGGAATGATAAAGGAAAGGAGCATAGGTCACGATGTCGAAGATTACCAGAAAGCGGATTTCCTTATCCCGAAAACTCTCGGTGAAGAATACAAGATTGTCGACACGGTCTGGAGCAACAAGAAAAAGAAAGGCGACACCATGATTACGACCATGCCCACAAAGTCAATCTGGGACTTGAAAGACGGGGAGGTTGTGGAAAAACACACCAGCAAGAAGAGGGCAATACTGTTCCACAACAAAATCGTGAAAAAAATGAAGGAGGAACTCTATGGAAGTGCTGATACTCCATGCGTCAACCCCAAAAAGGATTGAGAAGTTCAACAAAATCGTATCGGAGCTGAAGATACCATTCGATGGAAAATACAGAAAGGGCCACGCTTACGTATTTCCTTACAAAGTCGAGCCGTGGATTTACAAGACCAAGTTGCAAGCCATGCCCGAATTCCTGAAATTCGTCAAGGGAAACACCATGGAAATAAGCACCGGCTGGAGACCGTTGCAGGGGTTGTTGAATTTCACAACTGGGATTATCACGGTATTCTCGAAAATACTGCGATTCTTTAACGGGTTAAAATACCGGAGAAGAAAAGGCTACAAATGCAAAGCATCGAAAAACAGCATAGACACGGTCAAGATGAACGAGGTCAAACCAGCCAAGAAGATAGTGCCAGGCTGGGGATACTCGAAAGTCATCTGCACGTTCCCAGACCACACGAACGCAAGAGGTGAGGAAGAGCTATGAGCAAGGTCGACATAAACAACATAATGGACGAGATGCTTTGGTACTTGAGGAACAAGGTCACTGACCCAAGCTCAAGAGGCTCGACACAGACAGACGAGTTCAACGGAAACGGAAGCACGAAAGTTTTCACCCTCACGAAAACCCCTGTACAAAATGTCACGACAGTCACGGTCGATGGAGGTTCCCAGACATATGGAACACATTACTCTGTAAGCATAAACCTGACAACCCGTGTAGGAACGATAACATTCGTCACGGCGCCAGGTTCCGGCACGAACAACGTAGACGTGACATACCATTACGGCCAGACCTGGATTTTCCCAGATACACCCAGAGCAGATTTAAGATTATCATCATTCCCAAGGATGGCTTTGACCGTAGTAACCGGGACAACTGACCTGATAGGACTCAACGCAGACGGCTTCATGACATCATTGCTGCTCGGAGTCACGGCCTACGCAGCCGACGACGACACGGTAAGAGATTTATTAAGACAAGCCAAAGATAACATCATGGATGACGCAAAAACATTCTATTATTTCAATTTGGTCAAGCCGGTGGGACTCAGCGCATTGATTCCATATACAGAAGGAAAGACTGAAATCGTGCAGCAAACCATGGATTTGGAAATCCCGTTCATATTCGAAAACTGAGGTGATTAGATGTATTCAAGAGCTTATCTGGAATCCCTGAAAATGAAGGAACTGAGAGAGATAGGAAAAGAAATGGAAGCGTACGACACGAGCAAGGCTGAACTGATAGATGAAATACTGGTGAAACAGCCAAGGCCAAAAGAATCGACAGAAACAGAGAAACTAATAGCTGACCTGGAAAGAACGGAAAGGGATTTCGTACAGACATACGAACTGAGACCAAGGATAATAGAAATGTTAAAAAAATTAGAAGAAACTGAAAAGAAGGAGGGTTAAAATGGCAGATATCCCACGTATAGGAGCTTTTTCATACATCCAGTATGGAATCGAGGATTCGGCATACGGAACTGAGGCAGGAACGAGAGACTCAGCATTCGGCCACGACATATCAATAACCATAGACCGGAGAAACAACATGATAGAGTCAAGAGGATTGGGAGACAGGAACGTGCAGGCACTTATAGCTGGCCAGTTCGAGGGCATGGCAACAGTTGAAGGTATCATGGGAACCACGCACTGGCTCGCGACGTTCTGGGGCGCATCATCAACAGTAACAGGAACACCGGACACGCACACATATGCGGAGTCAGACACGTTGCCTAGCATAACAATAGAGAACGGCGTGGATTTGGGAACAACCGATTCGGTGACAAAACTGCTAGGATGCAAACTGAATGAAGTGGCTTTGACATGTGCAATCAACGAGCCGATACGTTTCAGGGCGACGTTCTTCTACAAGACCGAAACAGAAGGAACCAGCCTGGATTCGACACCAGCGACAGACGCAGACGAGCCGTTCAACTTCGCGCAGGCATCGGTCGAACTACCAGACGGGACAACTTTAGAGAGAGTGCAAAGATTGGAACTGACTTTAACAAACAATCTCATAAGGAGTTTCGGTTTGGGTAGCAGGTTCTTGTCCAAGCTGATACCGGGCAACAGGAGCTACAAGTTCACTATGGACACGACATTCGAGGCCGCATCAGACCTGCTTGAAGTGTTCTATGGCAGCTCGACAGCGCCAGCGGCAACAGTGGCGACAAAATCCGTAGATATCAACATAACTAACGGTCTGGCGAACGACAACGAAAGGCACCTGCAAATCCAGTTAGGTGACGTGAAACTCGACACGCAAAGCCTGCCGCAAACCGCAGGCGAGCAGATAGTGGAAACCGTATCGGGAATAGCGTCGGCAGGTACTGGAATCGGGCAAGACGATGACACATCCACGATATTCGATTAAATTTCATATTAACACCAAGAGGTGATTTAGATGAAGACGAAGATAATTCCCATAGAATGGGAAGACAAGCCAGAAACCATTACAATCAAGAGATTGTCATTCGGGGAAAGGCTTGAGCTGAGAAAGAAGTGCAGGAAGATAGTGACCAGAGGCGGAACGACACAGGCAGAGATTGATGAAAAAAGGCTGGCGATAGAGTCCTTCAAGATAGGAATAGCCAACGCACCGTTCGACCACACGAACGAAAGCGTGATACTGAAGCTCGACGGCGCATTGGCGGAAAAGCTGGAGGCCGAGATAGAGAAATTCAACCGCCTTGACGAGGGAAAAAAAAATGAGACTGGTAACGGCAGTAAGGACAGGGTTCACGACACAGGAAGACCTGAAGGAAACATTCGGGTACCTGCAGCTGGCAATGGAGACAGGAATGAAGCCTTGGGAAGTTGATAGGATGGACAGCGTAATGGTTGACGAATGGCTCACCATACTCAGCGAAAGGGGAAAAGATGTTGGAAGGAAGAGTACAGGTTAACGTAACAACGGGAGGACTGCTCGGCGGAGTAAGGGCAGGAATCCTAGGCGGAGGAACCACAGGTATAGCTGGAGGCATTGGTAAGATAGCGGGTTCTCTGGGATTGTTAGCTGGTGTGGCTACAATAGGTATCTCATTGCTTGAGAAGATAGTGAACATATTGACACAGACCAGTGGAATATTGAAAGGCGTCCTGACAGGAATCTGGAAATCCATAATGCTGTTGCTGAAACCCATAGGCGATATTCTCGGAACGGCATTGATGCCGATACTCTTCATAATCAGGCCCATAGCCCTGTTCTTCAATATGCTGATGAGGCCATATATAATGCAGGCAATGAGAGCCATGAGAGCTGGCGGGATATTTATGAGAGCCGGAGAGACAGCCGAAGCAACCGCAGCGTTCACTCTAGGTTTCGCATTCCTCATAAAGCCGTTGACTGATGCCATGATATTTGGAATATCAGTGCCAATCAAGATGTTGCTCATGGGATTCCAAGTGTTGGGGGATTCTCTCTTAAAAGTTCTGGACCCACTAAATCTCGTAAGACCGACATTCAATAAAGCCATGACTGGTTTGATAACAGGTGTAGATGATATGACAGTTAGTTTTTCAGCTACATTAACATCGTTCTATGATGACAGTCTTGATAAAATGGAAATATGGGCAGATAGATTGAAAATAAGATTCAGAAGGGCGCTAGAGGAAACACTGGATGAGGGCATGACTATTGTTCCTAGGGCAAGGGGGTTGGAGAAGATTCAAAGGGCTTTTTACGGCGAAGACTATCAGACCATAAAGGCATTGGGATGGCTATGACATACACGCTGGATGATAATGATTTAGGACAAGTGACAAAAGAACGCCACAGGCAATTTTCGGATTTGGATATGCAAGCCCTCCCTCTGGCAACAGCGGCAGACGCCTTAATCCTAGATTATAACGGCGTGAAGAGAATCATAACAATCGAGGGAACATTTTCAGACACAGAAGCTAATATAATGGACAACCTCGTACTTGTATTGGAGGCTTTGCAAAGTGGAAACCAGATTTCAACAGTTGTATTTCACTCGGACTTATACGATACGGGAGCGGCACAAACAGGCAATTTCAACGTCAAGGTCGATTCGTTCACATGGGAATGGGAAAAAGGAGTACCAGGGAAGATAGGATATACATTAGTACTGTTCGAGGGGATATAATGCCAAGAACTTACAATCCATTTAAAAGGGTTTATTATAAGAACGTTGCCAAGGTAGCCGGAGGTCTGGCTGTCGGTTTGTCTATTTTCTACTATCTTGTCTTGATGGGAGCAATCCAAGTCACTGGATATAGCGGAGATATGGAATGCGCAGGCAGCGAAACGGAACCTTGTTATGCCTACATAAATTTCACGGCATTGAAAGACGTCTACATATATCCGAACGAATCGTGGATGTTCAGCACGAATCCCAGCGTTAAAAAGATAGTCCTGCAAAGGAGATGGGGAAACTACTGGCGCACAATAAACCTGAGCAAGCCCTGGTCCAAGAGAGTCAAATACGCAGTCAAGTTCAGCATGGGTCAGAGCTACCAGATAAGGTTCGTAGGCTACAGGCAACATCCCTTTGGTGATATTAAATGGTCATTCGGCGACATAGACCCTGTCTGGAAGGGCGTACAGATAGACCACGAGTTGATTGAGAACACGGACAAATGCTTGCAGGACTGCCATCTCAGGTTCAGATTCAGGATAAACAAGTCTCTTGTCGTGAGCAAGGAATCAGACTGGCTCAGGAAATTCGTCAAGGCCAGAAATGCTTTGGACTTAAAGAGTTCCGGCTTCAGGATTCTAAAGAATGTCAGCTACAATGAGTCCGAATGGATAACAAACATATCGTGCGAAAACATAACACTGCCAAACGGCTCAATCTATCTGAACTGCACTGGTGGATATTATGAAATAACAGAAAAAACAAAAGGAGTTTACAGGGATTTCAACCTCTCGGAAATACAATCCAGGCCAACAAATGGTACACGATAGAACTATGGGGGAAGAAACGAATAACCATGAAGGAAAACAACATAGATGCGCAACCGTGTTTCTGGGGATATTGTCTACCTTACGCTTGGTGGAACTCAAGCTACGCTGAAAAGTACCCGATATTTGGTTATTGTCCTCATTGCAGCATTGATGAACAGGATTTCTTCATGCTCAACAACGCAACCACACAAGGCTTTCTCATTGATTCATCTCTGGAACTGGCCTTTGGTGACATACTACTTAATTCCAGCTATAGAATCGTTGCTTATCTTTACTTGAACAATGAAACCGATTACGCCCTTGTCAATGAGTTCGAGAATGCCCAGATTGGAATGGATGTGGACCAGGGAAACTCCTCGGACTACAGCACCCCCGAAACCACATTGTATTCGTGGTATCATCTGAACTATACCGATGATGCCAGTATTTACGGAAACACGCTGTCAATAAACGGCGACCCGGCAAAGATAGATGGTCAAATAGGCCACGCCCACGACTTCGACAGCAACGATGCGATGTTTGACAGTACACTCAATCTGGCTTCTCCCATCAACAACACCATCATGGCATGGGTTAGAGGCGGGGCCGATGTGAGAGGGACGATAGTAACCATCCAGAAAAGCGGCGGAGGAGACTGGATTTTCCTTCAATCTTTGTGGGGAAACCTGTCTCTATGGTACAATGCGCAGTCAGTTAACGACGGCGACCTTGCCTCAACTACCAGAATAAACGACACTTCATGGCATCTTGTCGCCATGACATTAAATTACACCAGCGAAACAGCCAAGAACTATACCCTGTATGTCGACGGAGTCAGCGTGAAGGTCGGGTCCATATCCAAGATATGGACAGACACACCAGACAGGCTAGTCATCGGCGCAAGGAGAAACGCCGCTGATACCATTACTGACTTCTTCGACGGTGACATTGACGAGGTGAGAATCTACAACAGGACACTTTCAGATGATGAGATAATGCTGCTGTACAACACCACCAAGCCAGACAACATAACACAGTTCGGGAGTGCATTGGTGCCGGTTGCTGGAGAGCTATACCTGAACGGTTCAAACAAGGATGTATATTTTGAGCTTGGTTCAACGGCGAATCTCAGTGTTACCGGCGAGGTTAACAACTGCATAAGCCTGAACATAACGGGCTACACGAACGTTGCCTGCGGAACCGACCAAGTAGACTATCTCTTCGATACGATAGCATGGGATGACAAGGTGAATGGCTCGACGACACTGAACATCACAAATGATTCCACCATTGATTTCGGAATCGACAGGGAATACACAAATCTGACCTTTGATATCTATGGCTACGAAGATGATGCGTTTGAATATAGGCTGGGGGTGGAAAACCCTTTAAGCGCAATGGACTATCTTGGCAATGACATTTATTTCATTGGCAAGTTTGGATTGTTGAAGATTGACAGTTCTTTCTATATCACCACCCTTCTGACATCTTCCAATCTGAATACCCCCTCGCTGAGCGACATCTTCATAAACAAAAGCACCGAAGACATCCACATAGTTTACAGTTCATCATCCAGTGTAATAGCATACAGGAAATATGACGGCTCGACAAATACTTGGGGAAATGTCGAGACAGTATTCACTGGGACATCAGTGACATCGATAGATTTGCACGTCAATGATTCGCATACTCCTTTTGTGGCGATAGCTCATGGGGCTACGGGACAGAAATGTATACAGGTTGCGAACAGGAGCAGCGGAAGCTGGACAAATGAAAATGTCACGGACTGCGATAACGCGGCCGGGGGAACAAGCGCCACAATAACCGGCTATCAGGGATATCCGCATCTGTGCGCTTTGGGAAAAAACACCATAGGTTTGCAGTACATCTTCCTCAATTCGAGCGGATGGCAGTATGTCTCCACTGGCGGGGTAGACTCAGGGGAGAATCATATGTGCGACATAGATGTATTTGACGGAGAGGTATTCTTGGCATATCATAAAGGGACCAACATAACGATAGATAAGGTTTCGCCAGCGGGCACTCTGCTCAACAACGGTTCCATCAATGCGAGTGCGGTGGACAACATAGTGTTCTATATAACCTTCGCCAAGAGCGCAAGCCAAAAGACTGTAATATTCACCAACAGAACCACCGGCGGAAGCATCCCGGATTTAAGATATGTCATATCCATAGTCAATGAGACCTCAATCGGGACATGGGCGGGCAAAACGGTATATGACGAGAGCATAAGCGGCGTCGAGACAAATTATGGATATAATAGTTTTGGCACTTATCGTGATGGCAACTTCTGGCTTTTGCTCACAATAGGAAGCGCCTATAACCCCCCAGGAATAAACGCAGAAACCGAATTGTTCTCCCAGACCCAGACCACCTATCCGAGAAACATAACGATAGATGTGAACAATAACGGCACATTCGACTTGTGGTATCCAGGCACATTGCAGGCCAGGACATTCTATCTGAACAGGTCGAGCGAGGGAAACCTGACAATAAACCTGACATACACCACGCCGGGAACCCAGACATTCGGTATAACCATTCCAGCCAACGTGACGATAGAGCTGGCCAACCTGACCCTCCACGGATACGGAAACCGGAACTACTTAGAGATATTGAAGGACTTCAACAACCACACCACATCATCCAACACGAGGGTTTTCGGATACAGGCGCGGTACCGGGATATACCCATGCACTGGTAATCCCCAGTACGACTTCTCGCAGTACTCGAATACCAATTACCAGAACATCTGGCTAAACGACGGCTCGTATGCCGAGGTCGACAGGACCGATTCTACAAGGGAGAGCGACTGCGACGGCTATTGGCATTTCTTCAGGTACCAGATTCCAGAGAACACCAGCAGAGTGAACAACATAACGATAAAAGCCAAGAGCTATGGCAAGCCGAGACTATGCACGGACACGATAAGGCTGGCCGTCTGGGACTACGACGCCAACGAGTACGACACCCTAGACAGCGATTCAGCCTGCTCCTGGGTAAATCTCACAGGCACTGTCACCGATTTCGACAAGTACGTTAGCAGCAAGTGGCTGCAATATGCGGTCTACATGGACACGAGCATAGTTGTGGGAGGAACCTATTACCTTAGAACGGACTACACGAACCTCACCGTGAACATGAACATATCATTCCCTGAAAATATAACGGTGGATGTGGGATTCGATAGCAACATCGAATACACGCTGAGCCAGGAACTCAACTCAACGAACTCCCCGCTCACGATAGACGCAAACGTAACCGAGACCCAGTCCCATGTGAACGCAACGGTTGGAAATTATCAGGAACTGATTATAGCCATAAATTCAGAGTCCGAAGGGATTATAGTGATAACCCAGATAGACTTCAGATACAATCTTACCGAGAAGAACTTCCGGGGAATAAACGTGACCGATACAGACGGCCTTGTCGTAATCGGTGCTGATATCTGGGGTCTGCTTGAGATATCCAACATAGCCAAGAATTTCAAGGGCGACATAGCCTACAACGCCTCATCAAACGCAAGCAGCCACATCTTGTTCGTCAAGTGGAGCAATTACAGCGTGGTTGACCCTAATGACTGGACAGACGAAATCATATTCTACAGCAGGAGCAATACATCTGCAAATTTAACGCCTTGGGGCCAGGCAAGCTCCGTACCAATCTACAATGTAACCAACAGCGTGAGCCACAACATAAACGTCGGCGCGGGACTGAACGCCAGCCTGGACAGCTGCATGAACCTCACAATATCAAACACAAGCTCCAAGGACAATGGATTCCAGCTTAGTTCGACCATGAAAACAATCTACAACAACCTGACCACGAATTTTGGAGTGTGGATGTGGCTTGATACGGACAGTTGCGCCCCTGGTTTGACAACGGTCTACCCCGAATTTGACGTCTACTGCGACCTGTGCGTAGCAAGGTGGTGACATGCCAAAAAAGACAAAGATAGCCAGACTGCCGATACCATACGAAGCCAGAAAGCTGTCGGCCGACCTGAAGATAGGCGGAACCTCAGTCAAGAACAACGTGGTGAGTATCACCTACATGGACATGGCCACTTCGGGAACCAGCTACATAGATGCAATACTGAGGAACGATGGAACTTATACTGACTTATGGTCTGGGGGAGAAATAGTGAAGTTCTACGCCGATTTCACCGACGGAACCACACAAAAGTTCGAAGGGTTTCTCATAACCATAGAGCCAAGGATAGACGCATACCCGCAAATCAGGATTTACGCGCAGGACTACGGCATAGAAGCCCAGAAGATAAAGATAACGAGAATCATAGAAGCCGACACCGACATCGGAGAGATATTCCAGATTTTAGTAGCGGAGAATCTCGGCCACACATCGACCAACGTAACCACAGACACGGGCTACACGGCAAAACCCAGCTGGAAGAACGTTAGTTTGTGGCAGTGCTTCAAGGATTTGGCCGTCAAGTACGGAAGGAATCTGTTCGATTTCTACTGCGATTTCTCAAAGGACTGGCACTTCACGAAAAAAGGCGTCATAAAGAACGACAGCTATCCGATAACATACGGCAACAACATACTGAGAACGCCCAGAGTGCAAGATGGGATAACGGATAGGAAGAACAAAGTCATAGTTTACGGAGCTACTGAAGAAAGAGCCCCCGTTTACGCAACCAGCCAGAACAAGACAGACCAAACCACGCTTTTCGTAATGGAAGAAAAAATCAGGAACTTCAACCTCACCACATATGACCAGTGCAAAGACGAGGCCGACTCGATACTGGCTACAAAACTAATAAGCGGGAAGAGTGGGGAAGTTGTTATAACCGGTGAAATAGGAATAAAGGCAGGAGAGCAGGTGTTCATCTCGCATCCGTTCGTACCTGTTCACGGCTTTTTCAGCGTAGACAGCGTAAGGCACGACATAGGCCGTTCCTACACGTCGACTGTAAAGTTCTCCGAAGCGTTGCCGATGAGTCCCGGTGTGATGGCGATATTCGAGCAGATAAAGACCAAGGACGAACAGGAGCCGGACATAGAGAACAAGCAGGGTATGTTAGACTGCATAAAGGAAACCTTCGAAAATGCTTTGTTTGGCTCGTACAGTAACGTAGAAGTCAGCAACAGCCGTCTGGTATTGACTAGTGGCCAAACGATAGGAACATGGATTTCACCAAACCTGTCGCTGGACTACAACGCCACGCAAGCTTACCTGATAATAAACGGCTCCGATTACGAGCTTAGCGAGTTCTATGCATCGTCTAATGCGGGAGCATCTGGTTCGTGGGAACGGATATATCCGGCCACTTTGCTGACTTTGGCGACAAAATCCGACACAGCCAGACTGAAAATAGTACTGAAAAGCGACAGCGACCGGCCAAACCCAAGCGTAGAAAGCGTATCTCTGGGAATAAAATGATTTATAAATGGACATCAATTAAAAATGGGGGTGAATTTATGCAGGTTCTCATAAGCATCGGTGCAGGTGCGCTTTTCGGATTCGCTACAGCAGTTACAGGAATCGCCAAGAACAAACCAAACGGAGAAAGAATAGACTTAAAGAAGGCCATTCCGACAGTAGTCGTGACAGCGATAGCAGGCGGAGTAGTCGGAGCTAACGGATTGCCAATAACAGAAGCTTCATTGACAACAATAACCGCCGGACTAGCTACAGTCGGAGCTACTGAATGGATTACCAATATCGTGAAGGGCATCTATACGAAGTTCTTCGGATGAGCATAAACCTCGTCACACGCCATGTTATCGCCTCCTAGACGGTTTCTGGGTCTGTGATGTGGGTGCAATATAGTAATAGAGTAATAGATTAGTGGTAAAAGTATAATGTTAAATTTTTTTTATTTTTTTCTTTTTTCTGGAGTTTGTATAACCTTGTTTAAATTTTTTAATTAATCCTATGGAATAATAATCTAATGGAGAGTTTCAAATCTATTGTTATTACACTTAAGTAATTAAAAAAAGAACTTTTAACGTTTTTTTGAAAAACCTTTATATAACCTGTAGAAAATAAATAAATAAAAATAAAAAAAATATGATAAAAATGACTCTAAGAAAGCAAGACTTGATAGAATTCATAGGAATCCTGAAAAGGAAAAGGATAAGCAGGAGAGAACTATCAGCTAAAATAAAGGAACACTGGGGATACAGCGAATACATCGTCGAGAACAGGATAAAATACCTACTGGAAACGGGACTGATAAGGCTAAGCAAGGAAAGCCATGACATATTCGAGGTGCCGAATGGATGAACAGCCAGTGCCATGCAGAAGCAAGGACTGCGATTACCAGACAATGGAAAGGCCAAGAACCATAGCTCTTTTCAATAAGATGGGCCTGAAATGGAAATGTCCTGAATGCGGGAAAACGCACGATTACTGATGTTGAGCGAAAACAAGCTGTTCCTCCTAGCCAAAGGGATAGCCAGAGGAACGATAACGGGGGAAGGAAAAACAAGGAACGGGTACATCAGGGCAGAAGACGCCGAAGAGGTGTACTCAAACGCAGAGGCAGGTAGGTCGGCGCTGAACAGCCTGAGAGCGTGGGGATACATAGCCCTGATACCGGAATACACCGGCATATTCAAGATACTGAAAGCTCCAAAAGAAAGCTTCCTGATGGCGGAAAACATGAGAAAAGAGAAAAACAAGCTCGAACAGGAATCAATAGAAAGTGATAATGAGTAGCTTACCAATAAATTGGTAGAACCATTATCATTTATAAGGATAAGGCACTAAATACTATTTAGGATTAAATAAGGAGTGTGATGTGATATGAAGGAAATTAAAGTACTGAGGGTATGGACACCTTTCAATAGTGGCATTGCATACAGTTATCTAGACAGTGCCGTGATAAGGGCAACAGAACTTGCTCTTGAACACAACTGCGAAGCAATCGTAACATTAGACACGGAAAATAACGGAGAAGTTGTAAAATCAAAAAAAGTTGCAATAATCAGGGGAGCAAGCTTCAACCGAGTAGGAAGCCCCCGACTAAAAGGCGTGAAATAGATGTCAAGAGAAGTAGTGAAATTAACCCAAAACGAAATGAATAAGATAATGAAAGGATTAATAATAGATACAGAAACAGAACAAGGAAACGAGATTACAATAGCTATGAAAGACAAACCCACAAATAAAGACCCGATTGTTGGAGGTAACTATGGGAACGTTTAGCGAAGATGCAATTTGTAAAATGTGCGGAAAAACATTCTTGGTTGTGGCTTTAATACCGAGAAGATGTGATATTTGCCCAAGATGTGAGAATCCTGAACAGTTCAATGGGTGTCCAGAATGAAACACAAACCCACAGAAATAGCAGTTTGTAATTCTTGTGGTCATAGACAGGAAGCAAGGCTGGGTTTCCCGTGTGAGAAGTGCGGAGGAGAGACATTTACAAAAAGGGAGGAAGACGAACTTATAGAAGCATGTAGTAGCAAGACAAAGTTCGTTCCATTGAAATGAAAAATAAAAACATCCGCACACATATCAAGGAGGTAAAATGCAGAAAAGAAAACGAGGCGTGCAGTCTGGAGTTTGCGGCCTGATAGAGATAATAAGGAAATCAAAAGTCGGCAGGCCGTCCAACAGAACCAACTATTACATAAAGAAAACAGTCTGCGGCTCGATACGGATAATGGGTCCAAGAGGTATTAGTCGAACACTGGAACTGTTATTTTCCGGTAGCAATAACAGGAGAATTGATGTCAAGGACCTGTACGAGTACATACTGAGATTTTTTGAGGAGAGGGATGACTATGAAATCGGGTGGAAAGAAGAGCATAAACGTCGATTTGAGCCACGATAATATGAACAGGGCAAATACACTGCTGAAAGAAGAAAAGCTGAATGCGGGCCAAATCAGGCGTCTCAGCGAGCTTCGCAGAACGAAGTTCACCGAAGAGGAAATAAACAGATTAAAGAAAATATACGGAAAGAAATGGCAACACATAGCTGAATATGCTATAAGCAAAGGATTATGAGGTGAAATAGATGGAGAAAAATGAATGTGGGTATTGTAAGTATTGTATTGATGGAACACGGGGAGGTTGGCTGTGTGCAAAATGGAAGAATAATATTGGTAGTCCTAAAAATGAAGGTTGTCCTGCATTTGTTTATCGTGGTTGGTTATATGATAGAAAGGACATTAAAAGGTGTGAGGTGAGATAGATGAACAAGACAGAAGCGATAAATCGAGCAAGGGCAATAATGGATGAGTGGGAAGCTTTAGGATGGAATTGTCCAAATGATGTATCAGAATGTCCATTAAAAGACGAATTTAGAAGTTGTATGAATGCTCTTGAAATAAAAGTAGAATTTTGAGCAAACCCAGAATAAGATTGTATGAAATAGAAGTAATCGGAAACATCCACGAAAATCCAGAACTGTTGGAGGAGATTAAATGAAGTTTATAATAAGCAAAACCAGCATATTCAATGAACAACCACATAAGGATGCGAAACAAGTTCGATTGGAGAAGTATAAAGATTTTAGAACCTTTGAGACGTTAGAAGCGTGGAAAGAAAGATTTCCAAAAGACTTCAAAGACAATCCAAAAACAGGCTATACAAAAGACGGACATCCATATAGAATTATTGATGGAAGTCATGTAACTATTTGGATAATAGAGATAAAGGATTTAGTTAAATTTGTTAAGAAAAACGGAGAAATAATTTTGAGTCCTCCGAGAGAAGAATACATGGGATTTGAAAATCTGATGCGTATAGAAATTTATGATGATTTCAGGGAATGATTAAATGAAAATCCTAAGATGGTTAATAATAAAACTAGGAAAAACCCAGCACAAGTACGGGAGTGTAAGGTTATGGGAGAAAGATATTGGTTAACAGGTGTGCAATTGGCATTATTATTATTTGAAGATACACCAACAAGCACAAAACAGAAAATATTTGATGTAATTAAGGATAAACAGTTCATAGGCAATTTTCCATTAGATAAAGATAAAAAAAGATTTGAGAAATCGATAGGAAAGATAAAATAGGCGGGACTGTTTGTGAATCACATCACTAACTCCTGCCCGTCTGTTTTGTCCCTAAAGTAAGGAGGCGATAACATGAGTGACATATTAAGAAGAATCGGCAGGATAGTAGCTGGAGCATACTACGACCACCAACAGGTTAGAATAGGCTCCATGAACAGGATAAGAGACATAGTATGGAGAAAAAACGAAGGAGTCCCGTTCGATGAAGTGATAGAAAAGAAAGAAATGGCAAACTATGACAAGAATTACAATGACAAACAGATAATAAACCTATTGAGGAAGATGGAAAAAGAGAAAAAGCTGACAGACAAGGAATTAGAATACCTAATCAACATCGTGGAAATAGCCAACAAGGAAAGTGATACAGAGAAAAGATACAAGATACAGATGATGAGATACATAAACCAGGAAGAGATATACAAGAAATACCTTGGCAGAATCAAGGGAATCGGCCCAGTGCTTAGCGCCAACCTATTGAAGTGGTTCGGATATTGCGAAAGGTACAAGATGGTATCATCGTTGTGGAAGCATTGCGGAATGCATGTGATAGAGGTTGATTCCCACAGCGAAGCTCCAAAGAGAAGAAAGGGCGAAAAGCTGGACTGGAATCCGCAACTGAGAACATTGTGCTGGAAAATCAGCGACAGCTTCATAAAGCAAAGAACGCCATATTACAGGGACATGTATGACAAGAAGAAGGCAAAGGAATTGGACAGGAAAGACGACAACAAGCCAAAGAACAAATTGCATGCAGACCTGAGAGCGAGAAGGTACGCAGTCAAGAGGTTCCTTCAGCACTACTGGGACTGCGCCAAGGAGTTGACAGGCCAAGAGCGGACAAAACCCTGGATAATCGGCAAGGGAAAGCACTGCCACTACGAAACATGGAAAGATGCGGTAAAAATAAATGAAGAAGCTAAGATGCCATAGCCATTTGCTCTTTGAAACCCAATACAAGGGTGCAAGCCACCCGGCCTATGAAAACCAATTACCATATGCGAGCCAACAGATATCTGTAAACCACAATGGATGTGTGAGCCAATATAACACTGAAGACCATAAACGATGTGCAAGCCACAAGAAGGGTGTAAACCACCACAACAATGCGAGCCAATAGCGATGTGAAAACCAACCATCATATGCAAGCCATGTGATTTGTGAAAACCATGTTCAACCTGCGAGCCATTATAAATGTGTAAACCATTAACAAACTGCGAGCCACTAGATAAATGAAATCCATTAAAAAGGTGCAAGCCATAAATAGCTTGAAACCCATATAAGATATTGCGTAGTAACGATAACTTTATAAGTAACGTTATTTAATATTAAATAAGGAGGAAATAACATGGAAAAAATAAAGGGAATAGTCGAACAGACAGGAACAGACACAGCACAGATAAAAGGAGTAGCCACGGCAAAGTTCTGGGTCAAACTCAAAGACGACACCAGGAGATTCAGTGGCTTCGGGACATGCCCCTGGAAAGAAGAAGAAGAAATAGAATTCGAATACGAAACCCAAACCCTAGACAGCGGAGCAACGTTCTTCAACATAAAGAGCAAGAAGCAGTTCAAGTCCAACTTCGCAGACATAGTGAAAGCATTGACAATGCCAAAGGTATCAGTGGGATACGAAAAGACAATACAAGTGAACCAATACGAGCCAAAGAAAGTAAGCTGTTACATAACAATGTCGGCAGAAGAACTGAATCCAGAAAAAATACAATCAATGATAAAGATAGCAAAGGGAGAAGTAGAAGCTGAGATAAAAGGGGTACAAGAGCCAGCGGCGAAAGAACCAAAAGAAAAGCCAGAAGAAACCAAGAAATCAGAGGGAGACGGTCTGTTAAATAGAGCATTTGATAATGCAGAGAAACATGAAGAAGATTTATGAATGTAAGGGATGCGGAAGTAGGTGGGGCAACAAATACATGTTAAGTGAGAAAAAACTCTGCATATTTTGCATGAGGCACGAGCTGGGCCTGCCTGAATATGGAGTTGTGATGTATAATGGACTGCCACGGAGATAAAGAGGGTTAGTATGACAAATGTAAAAATAACAATCGATGAAGAATTTCAAAGCTTATTAATCCCATTGACAGACAAGCAACGTTCCCAATTAGAGGAAAGTTTGAAAAGAGATGGATGCTTAGACCCGCTTGTCGTATGGGACGAGAAAAACACTGAGGGCAAAGAAGTAACTCTTATCAGTGGACATAACCGAAAAGCGATATGCGATAAACATGGGATAGCTTATGTCACGAAATCAATATGGTTTCCAAACAGAAAGGCTGCCAAAAGATGGATACGTGAACATCAACTTGCTCGAAGAAATCTGTCAATCTTTGCAAGATGCATAACTGTTTTGGGGATGAAGGATGATTATGCAGAGGAAGCACAAGAACGCATGGAAGCTGGTAGTTGTCACTCATCAGTAGACCCTACTCTGAATTCAAAGGAGGGTCTACGATATAGTGGTGAAACTCTCGACATTCTTGCAAAATTGGCTGAAGTTAAACGAGATACATTAATAAAGGTAGAGTATATTCTTGAAAACACAGACGATTTGAAAAACAATCAATTTTTTCGTTTAATTGTTGGAGATGAGAAATTGTCTATACATAACGTATATAAGAGTTTAATGAAGTTTCATGGTAAAACAACAGAATTCAAACCACAAATATATGACGTGTGGAATTTCCAAAGTCTCGACGAAGACATGGGAATTGATTATCCAGGTAGAATTCCTGGTCAACTTGTTTTGAACGTGTTATACTATTTCACGAAACAAGGAGATTTGGTAATAGACCCAATGGCAGGTGGAGGCACAACAATGGATGCATGCCTGCGAATGAACATCGATTGTCTATGCTTTGACATCAATCCAGCAAAGGACTTCATCATAAAGCACGATATACAACACGGTTTCCCAGAGTTGAAGAAAAAACCCAATTTGATATTCCTCGACCCACCATATTACAAGAAAAAGGAAAAGGAGTATGGTGAGAATTCTGTATCGAGCCAAGACAGAAATGGTTATATGAAATTCTTCAGCAAACTTGCCAATGATTGTTTTAATATATTGGAAGTTGATGGCCGTGTAGCGTTCCTTATGAGCAATTATCTGGATTATGATAATTATACAAAATCGATTTTCATAAACGATTATGTGAAAAGGTTCGTTGATGTCGGGTTCACTGTGGAGATGCGATTTCAATGCCCATTATCGACAGAGCAATACAAGGGATTCCAAGTCAAACAGGCAAAAGCGAAGAAGAAAATATTAATGAGAAGCAGAGATTTGATTATTTTTAAGAAGGAAACTGGGAGGTGAAAAAATGACAAGTATTGACAGCATCGAAGGAAAACATAAAAAACTTGAAACATTGGAAGATTTACTCGAACCTCTCTACAAATCAATGGATTGGATGTCAAGGAATCCCTATTGGAAAGAGATTGGCAAAATTTGCGTAGAAAAAGGAAAACCACGAGAAACAGATTTGAATCTTAAATTTAGATTGTGGCATAGGGCGAAATGTTCAGATTATTCTGTATTGTGTGATATGGATGCGCATCCAAACCTTTTTTTGAAAAGAACAAGTGTACAAAATCCTATTATTACTGTTTTGGAATTGAAATATGAAGGAAGAGATAGTCTAACACAAACAGAAACATTTTTCAGAGATTCTTTTTTGAAAAATGGATTTAATTTTTGTGAGATATATGTCACACGCAAATGGAACGATAATAAAGTGGAATTTAGGGTAAAACTTCATGAGAAATATGAATGTCCTCCAGACGAAAGGGTGATGTCAGAGAACGAGCTTATAGAATTTATGAATGGTTTATCGAGCAAAAGGAGACCAAGGGGGCAATAAAACAAATGGATGATTAAAATGACAGAACTAAGACAAGAACAACACATCGTAGATAAGGGAAGAATATGCCCTAACTGCGGAAAGAAAGACACAATAATATATTGGAAAAGAAAGGGCCACAACCTAGACCTATACGGGAACAAGATAGACAACATGGTAAGGATAAAGCCAACCTGCACCGCTTGCAAAAAGACTTTCAGCAAGGGAACATTGTTCAAAATTGTAAGATAGGAGGTATAACATGAAAAGCATAAAAAGGATATGCACCAAGTGCAAACAAAAAAGAGGGACAACAGACAGAAGAACGCCATACATATGCCAGTACTGCGAAGACGAAATAGCCAGGAACTACCATCCAAAAGCAATAGGATTGGTGTGTGGCATTATTGGTTTTTTCATAGGAGAAGTAATTGCACTATCATTATGCACTGCATAAAGATACTGGAAACAGAAACAACGGTAACCTACCAGACAAAATCAGTGCATCACCCCAGATATAATAAAAGAAAAAGAACATGGACCTGTGACTGTGATGAATACGCACTGGATGGATGGTACAAGCCGTGCGAGCATATTGAGAGAGCTAGGAGGATTTGAAATGAACGGAAGCACAACTGCAACTACAAGATGTAGTAGATGTGGTAATAGTGGATTAATATTAGAAAATGGTTTGTGTGTAAGATGTGATAATGTTCTCTATGGGCATAAGAAGAAAGGAGGATGATGAAATGAAATTCAAAAATCTTAAGGAAATCGAATCATTATGTGATGGAACATCACAATATGAAATCATAGATGATGTCAGGAAATTAATAAAATCAAGAATAAAGGAACTGGAAAAACAACACCTAAAATACATCGAAGTTCATTTGCAGATAAAACAAGATGAAAATATGAGAAAAGAAACAAGGGAATTGGAAATTCAAGGGCATGATGTTGAGTGTAGACTAAAAGAACTAAAAAGACTATTGGGGGATGACAATGATTGATTTATTAATAAGCGAATTCGTAAGACCCTGTACACCATGGCTAGAAATGACAAACGAAGAACAGATGCAAGAAATACAGGAGACTTTCAAGGCTATGGAAAATGAGGGCTGGAATCCGAAATGGGAAGTCGTATCTATGGAGACAATGCAAGACCTGAGAAAGATAAAAATAGGTGATGAATGATGGGATACTGCTATAAATGCAATCACAGTTGCACACCGAAAGACCCATGCCCATGTTGCCGACCAGTTAGATTAATAACGAAAGCGACTTCGTATACGTCAAAAGGTGACAAATGAACTGGAGCCAAAAATACATAGATTTCCAGAAGATATACGGCCTGGGAGAAGGTCAATTAGGTTTCATAAAAAACATAGCAAACATAGCAGGAGCAGTGAACATACTGAACTTCGTAAAATTGTATTTTCCACAATACGCCGACAGCTTCCTCACATTAACGCCGATAGCCATAGGCTCGTACATACTCACGGGGTTTGCGGTGGGAAAGTTCGTCGACAAGAAACTGAAGTTCGTCGACAAGGGAAAGAAATGGGAAAACACAAGGGACCCAGCAATACGAGAAATACTGGAAAGATTAAGAAGAATAGACAGGACCGAAAGAGTATGATAACAAAAAAAGAAAAGAAAACACTGATAGAAATGGCAATAAGAGAAACAGGCGGTTGCGAAGAATGCGCAGTAAAGGGAATAAAAAACCCGAACAACCTCGAAATCCACAGGATAATCCGAGGCTCGGCAGGCGGAAAGTACATACCCAGAAACTGCATGGTAGTGTGCAATCAGCATCACAAAGGCTATCATTTCAAAGAGCCAGGCCACAGAAACAGATAACTTTAACAGATAACTTTATAAGTAACGTTATTTAATATTAAATAAGGGAGGCGAGAAATGTCGAAGGCAATGAGTTATGGGAAATGCAATGATTGCGAAGAGTGCGACAAGTCACATGTTTACAAAATGATGGGAGAATGTAAAATCATCTTGAAGTGTAGAGCGACAGGAAAAACACTGACAGTTAACAAATGTATAAAGGGAGATTTATGAAAAAACTACATGAGAAAAAGATAAGCGAATTACTAGGAGAAGACGGACATTATTACGAATCCCATTATTTGTTAGAAACAAAACTCAAAGAATGGGCAATTAGCGTGGTGAAAGAAATCAGAAACCCAACAAAAGTTGTTGAAATAGATGGTCATATATACGATAATATGATACACTTAGGGACGATAACATGGCTCAAAAAAGACATTCATGTCTTAGAAACTTTCCTAATAGACCGATTCGAAATAACAGAAAAGGAGTTGGAGTAGTATGCCGAAAGTGTGGTGTCATTGCGGAAAGTTGTTTGAAAATCCAGTCGGAGGTGCGATGAATTGCCCACATTGCCACGAATTACATCTTCCGTGTTATATCAAAGAAAATGAACTGGAGGGAAGTGAATGACATTTTGGAAGGGATATATTTGTGGATTAATAGTTGGCGCAGTTTCAACAGGAATAACAGCAATATTATTATTTTTAAAATTTGGGTGATTCAAAATGACGCTGAAAAACTTGAGAAAATGGGATTGGGTCGGAGCTTTTACTATAGATATGAAGAGTGGAAGGGAAACGAACAAACGAGAAGACTTTACATCTGGAGATATATGTCAAGACGGTGGTAGATGGGTTGAAATAAAGGACATCAAAGCCGACATCATAAAGACTTGCAAGGAACTTGCTAAAGACCCGAAATTTTCAGGAGAGAAAATGACACAATTAAGCACAAGTGAAATATTTGGAGGAATAAAAGCCCTAATGGAATACGGAAACATCAAGGAAAGTGATTTAGAAAAGGAGGAATAATTATGTGCTTTGGAAAAATCTGGAACTGGTTTAAGGAAACATTCGGCGTGACCGAAGAGGGCATAGAGCCGTATTTGCCGATAGACTCAGCGGAGAAGCTCAAGTTGTTCATCAAGGACATGGGAGTATCCATAGACGAGAACGACCTGTTCATAGCGACAATTCCATATGACACTGAGCGGGACGAGTTCGGCTTCGTCGGCAGCAAGGCGAAAACGGTGATAGACGGCGCCAAGAAGATAGTGGGATACGTTTCCATAGTCGAATGCAGAACAGTCTTGGAAAGGGACGGGAACGGCAGGATAGTAACAGCAGTCACCAAGTTCAGCTTAGAATTTGACCCAAACAACGGCTGGATAAGGAAATTCTACTATAACAAGAATCTGATAGACCTGGACGTTCCACAGATAAAGAGAAGGTTAAGCTCGGACAACCCGGACTATGAAAATTATCTGAAATTGATTTGAGGATGCAATGAAACCAGTAAAATACCTAGGAAAAATAAGAGGATATGTAGAAGGAGACACATACTACACCACCAGACACCACCAGCATTACTTCGTTCGGTACAGGGGCTTCGGAATCTCCGCAAAGATAGCTAAACGTCTCTCAGAGCTAAAAATATCGAACGTGAGTATAATCTACCACACAAAAGAATCTGGGCGCAGAATCGATTACAACGCCCAATTAGACAAATTCATACGTAGAGGCCGCAGATACACAGACCAAAGCACCGGCAAACCAGACTTACAATACATACTTCCAATAAATGAAATGGAAACAAGGAGTGATAAGAATGGGCGAAGACCCAAATAAATTACAAGAACAATATGAAAAGGAATGCGCAGAAAGAACCCAAGAATCCATTGCGGCATTGTCAAAAGAAATGCTTGAAGTCCTCAAAGTCATGCGAGATGCAATCATAGAAATCAAAAACAAAAAGACCATAGGAAGTGATAAGAATGGAAAAGGTTGACAAGAAAGCGGTGACATTCTATCTGGACAAAGAAGGTTACGAAGAGTTCCAAATCCACGCGAAAGAAATAGGATTCAAAGTATCCAACCGGATAGACATACTAATTCAAAACGACAACAACCACTGACAAATCAGGGAGATGATGAATGGACCTAAAGAAAATGACCCTGGAATTCAGAGGAAAGAAGACGATTAGCTTCCCAGTTAAAATAAAGGAAATGTTAAAACCACAGTTCAACGAATGCCCATACATAGAATTCAAATGGAAAGGTGATAAATTCGTGATAGTGAACTTCGAACACTTTTGCATATTGCTGAACTACTGGAAGAACACGCCGGAGAAGTGGAAGAGGTAATTTGGAATGAACATATACCATATACATCAGGATGTAAATGATGGCTGTGATACATTCTCAGATGCAGTAGTTTGTGCAAAAGATGAAGAAGACGCAAAAAGAATCCACCCATATCTTAAAATTTTCCCTGATATATGGTATGACGAAGAAAAAAAGGTATGGATGAGAAAATATTCAGGCGGAGATAGCAAAGGGGAACCGTATGTATTTGAAAAATATGGGAATACATGGACAACCAACATGCCAAATATAAAAGTGGTTTTGATTGGAACAGCCAAAAAGGGAATAAAAAGAGGAGTGATTTGTGCATCCTTTCATGCTGGGTGATTAAATGAAATGTTTCGAATGCGGAAAAGAAGCAAGCTCTAAAGTGGGAGAAAGCCAAGGCTCGATATGGAGAGCTTTAATAGGAAGAAGATGCTGGCTAAAGAAAGAAATATACCTATGCAGAAATTGCTACGAAAAGGCTAAACAATCATACCCTGCAAAAAACAAGGGGGATATATGATGAAAAGCAAAAAGACTAACATACGCCCGATTATTGTCTTAGAAGACAGGGGGGTGAAAGAAATGAGTTATGTAAAGATGGTTAGAGATAGGAAGGAACATAAGAAGAATGTTAGGAAGTTTAGAGCCAATATTAGAAAGGCAAAGAGAACGGGAAAATTGGTAAAATGACCAACAAACCCGCGTCTCAAAAAATGAAACGGTCCATGAGGGCGAGTATATCAAAAAATGATAAACCCATATTACTGAAGATGAAAAAACAAGGATGTCCCCACTGTCATAGGCCAATCAAAGGTTTCGTTCACGTTAGAATATTCAGGTGGTGTATTCCGTTATGAAACACAAACCCAGATATAAAATTAGGCGTATTGCTGGATACAAAGTTGTCGATGCAAGCAATGTTCAAGTAAGTCCTGATTTTTTATCGAAGGAAGAAGCAAAAGATTGGATTAGGGAGAGGAAGAGAGATGCAAACTATTACTAACAAACCCACAAATAAAGACCCGTATATAAAATGTCCAGAGTGCGGGGAAAAGGCTCTACCATACCCGAAATGCGACAGGTGTAAGTCTGATATTGCTGTCATAGACCATGAAGATAGTTTTTGACAAGACAAAGGATAATATGACAAGACCTCCAAAAAAAAGCAGCACA